AAGTTAGAAAAATTCTGCATTGATGGAGGCATAGATTGGAACAAAGTGTTCCTGTTAGTGCCTATCATTTATCTAAATATGAGTCCATTGCACGAGTCGCCATTTGACAAATATCTGTTTGCATTGGCACAATTATATTTTGCAAAGGTGTTCAAATGAAGCTAAGTGATGCTGTCAACGAACAAACTAGACAAAAATTATTTGTAAGTTTGGCCAGTAAACCTGGCACTACAGGGACTACCTTCTATAATAGACTATTTGATTATCACGACATTGATGCAGAATACGTAGCGTGTTCATGCGTGGATCTTGCCCAGGATATTAATTTGGCAAGAGAAACATGTTCGGGTGTTAGTATAACGATGCCTTTTAAAATTGATGTCGGAGATTACATAGACGACTGGGCCTGCGATCCTGGGCCTGTCAATACCATTAAAGTTGAAAAAAGTAATTTAATTGCGTATAATTGTGACTTGCTGGGATTAAACGATACTATCGGTCAACTGATTAAAAATAAATCAGTGGTCATATTGGGCGACGGTGCAATGAGTCAGAACGTCATAGACTTATGTGAAGATCACAATTCAGGATTTAAACAATTTAGTAGGAAACTAGGTAATTGGGAGTTAAGGCATCAACCCTGTGATGTATTAATTAACTGCACTAATCTAGGAATGAGTGCAAAAGATTGTCCTGTTGAATCTGTGGAATTTGCAAGGTCTGTGGTAGATTGTGTAATAGGACCAACTAAACTTTTTAATATGGCAAAAAAAGCTGGATGTCATACTGTCAGCGGTGCAGAGATTTATTTGGCACAATTCAAACATCAGTTCAAAATATATACCGACATGGATGCAGATCCTAAAGTAGTCAATGATATAGCTAAGAAAGTTTTTAACTATGTTTGAATATTTTATATCAGACGTTGACGGGTGCCTAAACGACGGTCGAATTTACTGGGGACCAGACGGCGAGAAACCATTTAAAGCATTCGGTAACTACGATCATGATGGGGTAAAACTATTAAGAAATCATGTGACATTAATTTTTATCAGTGCAGATCGTCATGGTTGGGATATATTAGAATCACGAATTGTTAAACATATGAAATGTGAATTATTTTATGTGCCCGAGGCTGAACGTTTTAAGTTTGTAGAAAATTTTGGATTTGACAAAGTTGCATATATGGGCGATGGGATATATGATGCAAAAATTATTGCTCAAGCAAAACTAGGAATAGCGCCAGCACAAGCTAGGATCGAAGCAAGACGATCTGCAGACTTTATTACTCCAAGTAACGGAGGAGAAGGCGCTTACTTAGATGCAGCTTTGCATATTATGAACATCATGGGAATTAAACATGAATTTTAAATTAGGCATGGGGCCCATGAGCTATCATATAAACAATATCTTAGCTAATTATGCAAAAGAAAAACAACGCCCATTAATGATCATTGCTAGTCGAAATCAAGTTGATGCAGACAGTGGATATGTGATGACTACCAAAGAATTGTCTGAGCAAATTGCGCCTTTGCGTAGCGATTATTTAATGTTATGCAGAGATCATTGCGGCCCATATTTTTTAGACATAGAAAAAACTCTTAGTATTAGACCAGCCATCGAAGCTACTAAAAAAACAATTGCCGGAGATATCGAAAATGGATTCAATTTAATTCATATAGATACTAGTAGATGTGAGCAACCATATCATGTTGCAGATGAACTGTTTAATTTCTGTTTGTCACTTAATCCAAAAATCCAATTCGAATTTGGTACCGAGGAGAATGTTGGAGTAGCCGCAGGTATTAAAAAGTATCAAGAAGATGTGAAATTCGCTAGTCAGTTTCCTAACATGCAATTTGTGGTTGCACAAACAGGCAGTTTGACCATGGAAGATCGACAAGTGGGCAGTTTCGATGTTGCAATGGTTAAGCGATTAGTGACGTTTGCAGAAAATGCAGGCGTTAAGTTAAAAGAACATAACGCAGATTATCTAACAGCTGAACAGATACAAATGCGTAAAACAGCCGGAGTTCATGCTTGTAATATTGCTCCTCAGTTGGGCGTAATTCAAACTAAAAAAATATTAGAGCTAGCAAGAACATTCGACGTTGATTCTGGTTACTTTGAAGCTAAAGTTTTGACCAGTGAAAAATGGCGCAAGTGGTTGATTGACGGAGATAATTCTGTTAAAATTGCTATTGCAGGACACTATTGTTTTAGTTCACCGGAGTACAAAGAACTCGAAGACAGACTTAGTTGGCACTGCGATGTTTATAACGAAGTAAGACAAGCTATAGAAGCTTGTTTAAATTTATACTATGAGAACTTATTATGATTGTTTGGTTTAACTGTAAAATTAGTGATATTCGACCTAACCCCCAACCCAGATATAATTTACGACACGACAACAGATTTGATGTAGCTAGATATAGTTTTGCAAGTTTTGCACCACTGTCTCCATTGGTCAGCAAATTTATCTTCAACCTCGAAATGGCCGATGCATATGCTGGACGCGAAGCCGACATGGAATCTTGGATTAGATCTGTGTTGCCTGAGGATAAACTAGAAATTAATTGGTTCAGATGTAATACTGTAGAACAGTGGCAAGAACTGTGTCAACATGTCAATGACATCGATGATGATTTAATTTTTCCAGCTGGCAACGAAGATCATATTTTTATGGATTCTAACACAGAAGTTTTTGCAGAATTGTTAGAGTTAGTCCGTAAAGACCCCACCAGAGAAGCAGTACTAATGACCAGTCATTGGCCAGAAAGTATTAGAGCAGCGTACCACTTCAATGGCATTAAAGAAGGCCACAGTGTTAGATATAACATAGGTAATAACGATGCACTTCGAGTAATGAAGAAAGAATTTTTCAATTGGTACGTAGATCAATTGAAAGACCCCGGAATGTTTGTATTTAGGACTGAGCACTGGAACAATTTTGTGCTTCCACAAAATACAATTTATGTTCCTACCAAAGAACAGTTTAGACATTTTGATGGCTACGGACATGTAGGAATTGCTGCCGATTATTGTCCGCCATTGGAAATTCCAGCAGGATTTTTTGAAAAAAATATCACAGTCAAGTATGGCTTTGATGACTATGACTCAAATTGTCTTAATATTAATCCGGCAGCAACTAACTTACATGCCGAAGTAAACAACGGCACCGATTATCGTTGGTGCCCTGAAGATATCCCAGCATTTTTAACACCATATATCAAAGAAATTATCACTGCACCCGATGCAGATGACCAATCTTTAAAAGAATCCAGAGATGCGAATTTATTGCTGACCAGTAGACTGCATTTTAATTGGCCACACTTTGGCATAGTATTCAACGAAGTCAATTACCCGTCGGTTGAATGGTTAAATCCGCATATGTTGGCGGTTGAATTTACCGATTAATTAAGTTATAATCTAACACTAGGAGAAAAATATGAGCGACTACAATCGAAGTTTTAACGGTGATGCAAAAATCAAACTTACACAACTTATTAACGAAGGTATGACTGTGCTTCAAGAAGTTGAAGACCTCAATGCAGGACTTAATGAAACTATCAAAGCAATTGCAGAAGAATTAGAAATCAAACCTGGAACTTTGAAGAAAGCAATTAAAATTGCACATAAAGCTAAACTAGGTGAAACAAATCGAGACCACGACGAACTTAACACTATTTTGGAAACAGTGGGCAAGACTCTTTGAACGACTTGTTGTATAATACCTTTGCGTGGATTCGCGATGACTTTCGTAGCCATCCCTTTCGTTTTTGCATTGAGTTGCTTGCTTGGGCTATCAGCATTGGCTGTAGTATTACAATGGCGCTCACTGTCCCCAACCCTCCACTATTGGCTTTGTATCCTGTTTGGATTACTGGCTGCGCTCTTTACGCTTGGGCTGCTTATACTAGGAAATCGTTTGGCATGTTGGCTAATTACCTATTGTTGACAACCATCGACAGCATTGGCTTAATAAGGATGTTAATAAATTAATGAGCTACGTAGACGCACTATTTGATAGGCAAAAAGATCGTATACACGTTGTTGAACGAGTCAACGGTATTCGAGAATACAAGGAATATCCTGTCAATTATGTTTTTTATTATGATGATCCAAAAGGAAAACATCGTACTATTTACGGGACTCCTGTTACAAAATTCGCAACCCGTAACGGCAAAGAATTTCAAAAAGAATTAAGAATACAAAATGGGAAGCGACTTTGGGAAAGCGACTTTAAACCAGTATTCAGATGCCTTGAAGAAAATTATCTAGGTGCCGAACCACCAAAGTTACAAACAGCATTCTTTGACATTGAAGCAAACTTCGATCCAAAGCGAGGATTTGCTCCGACCACAGACCCGTTTAATAATATTACTGCTATCTCTGTGTATCTTGATTGGTTGGATAAGCTAGTGACTTTGGCTATTCCTCCGAAATCGATGAGCTGGGAGACTGCGGAAGAAATTTGTGCTAAATTCAGCGACTGTTATATCTTTGATAGAGAAGAAGATATGTTGGATACATTTCTTAATCTCATCGACGATGCAGATATACTAACTGGCTGGAACAGTGAAGGCTATGATATTCCTTATACCATTGGACGTATTACTCGTGTGTTAAGCAAAGACGATACTCGTCGTATGTGTCTATGGGGACAATTTCCCAAACAACGAGAATTTGAAAGATTCGGTGCCAGTAATGTAACGTTTGATTTAATCGGTAGAGTGCATATGGACTATATGCAATTATATCGAAAATATACTTACGAAGAACGACACAGTTATAGTTTAGATGCCATTGGAGAATACGAGCTCGATGAACGCAAAACTCCTTACGAAGGAACATTAGATCAGCTTTATAATAAAGATTTTGAAAAATTTATTGTCTATAATAGACAAGATACAAGACTAATTGCAAAATTAGATAAAAAGTTACGATTTTTAGATTTAGCAAATACCATTGCTCACGATAACACGGTGTTATTGCAGACAACAATGGGCGCAGTTGCAACTACAGAGCAGGCAATTATCAATGAAGCACACAGTCAAGGATTGGTCGTTCCTAACCGGAAAGGCAGAGAAGAAGATGGAGATACGCAAGCGGCAGGTGCCTATGTTGCTTATCCCAAGGTCGGAATGCACAAATACATTGGAGCAATCGACATCAACTCTCTATACCCCTCGGCTATTCGAGCCCTTAACATGGGACCAGAAACCATCGTAGGACAATTGCGTCCTATAATGACAGACAGGTATATTAAAGAAAAAATAGACAGCGGCGATAGTTTTGCAGCCGCATGGGAAGGTTTGTTTGGTAGCTTTGAATACGAAGCAGTCATGCGAGGTGATCCTGGCGTGGAACTTACCATTGACTGGGAAGCAGACGGGACCAATGATGTATGCAGTGCCGCAGATGTTTGGCGTATTATATTTGACAGCAATAAACCCTGGATTCTAAGTGCTAATGGTACAATTTTTACCAGCGAGCGTAAAGGTATTATACCAGGCTTGTTGGAAAGATGGTATGCTGAACGTAAGCAAATGCAAGCAAAACTCAAAGAATCTACTACGCCTGAAGATCAAGAATACTGGGACAAACGTCAGTTAGTTAAGAAAATTAACTTGAATAGTTTGTATGGTGCTATTCTTAATCCTGGTTGCAGATTTTTCGATAACAGAATTGGTCAAAGTACAACCTTAACTGGTCGAGCCATTGCCAAACACATGGATAGTTTTGTCAATGAATGTATTTTTGGCAAGTACGACCATGTAGGCGAATCGATTATCTACGGTGACACTGACTCTGTTTATTTCAGTGCGTGGCCTGCTGTGCGAGCAGACGTAGAAGCAGGCCGCATGGAATGGAACAAAGATATTGCTGTTCAATTATATGACAGTATAGGCGAACAAGTTAATCAAAGTTTTCCGGGCTTTATGGAAAAAGCATTTCACTGTCCCAGACAAAATGGATCTATTATCAAAGGCGGTCGAGAACTAGTAGCTGCTTCAGGTTTGTTTATTAAGAAGAAAAGATATGCAGTTCTTATTTACGATAAGGAAGGCAAGAGATTAGACGTTAAGGGAGCAGAAGGAAAAGTTAAGGCCATGGGCTTGGACTTAAAGCGCAGTGATACTCCTAAAATTGTGCAGGACTTTTTAAGTGAAATTCTATTAGATGTGTTAACTGGCGCTGAAAGAGATTCTGTTATTGAAAAAGTGCGAGAATTTAAAACTAAGTTTCAAGAAAGACCTGCATGGGAAAAAGGCACACCCAAACGTGTTAATAACTTGACCAAATACACTGCTGAAGAAGCTAGGCTGGGCAAGGCTAATATGCCAGGGCACGTTCGAGCCGCAATGAACTGGAATCGGTTACGCCGTATGCATGGCGACAACTACAGTATGCAAATCATTGATGGCATGAAAACTATTGTGTGTAAGTTAAAAGATAATCCGCTTGGACTAACCAGCGTGGGATACCCCACAGACGAAACACACATTCCGCAATGGTTTAAAGATTTACCGTTTGATGATAACTCCATGGAAGAAGGTATTGTTGATCAAAAAGTAGAAAATCTATTAGGTGTGCTGAATTGGAAGATTGCAGAAAACACAAATATCAACAGCACATTCGATTCACTGTTTAGTTTTGAATAATATGAATTTAAATCAATTGGTTGCTATTAGAAATAGCATCGAATCCATCAGCACCAAAGAGTTAAACAAACCTATGCAGACGTTGGCTAGGTCGATTAATGTTGGATTATTGGACATAGAAGCAACCTTTCCTGAAGAATCCAATGAAGTTAGGTCAGCTTATGCAACTATTGAAAATAACATGGCTGATATAAAAAAATCAGTGGATTGTTTATTAGAAAAAATTAACAAAGAAATTCTACGAAGATCATCGCATTTTAAAGTACGTGGTGCAGTGCTTGATCAAATTCCAGTAGTCGACAAAGTAAACGCAGAAACAGATCGACGCTTACGACATCGGATGTTTCCGCCAGAAATCAAATTTGATATAGTTAGCAGAATACAACTTTACACATCAGCTCAATATCCTGCATTAGAAATAGGACCGGGTGATGGTCAATTTACTCCGTATATGGTAGCAGGAGATCCTTTATACCTAGTAGATATTAATAGAGAATTTTTAGATAAAACTTTAGAATTATTTCCCATAGAATATCAAAAAAGAGTTAGAACTTATCAAATTGATACTCATGGCTTCGGTGACAACGATCTAAGTAATCTACCACAAAATCAATTTGGTTTTGTATTGGCCATTGATGTCATGGATTTTTATACTTGGGATTTTGTTTCTGATTATTTAAAAAACATATATCAGGTATTAAGACCGGGCGGAGTACTGATGTTCACTTATAATAATTGCGAAGATGCTTATGCAGTTAATTTGGTAGAACGTGGCGTGCGCGGTTGGGCCACAGAACAAGATCTAAGACAGCTCTGTCATGACATAGGTTACGAAATAATAACCACTAAAAATATACCAGGACAAACATATTGGGCAGAAATTCGAAAACCTGGGAAACTAGAAACTATTAAAATTCAACAAGCTATGGGCGAAATAGTTGCCGCAACAGGTTGATTTTTCTAAATAAAACATATACACTTAACACTATTGGAGAACATATGAAAGACCATCTATTAGACATCGTACAACATACACACGGACTAGGTATCATTAACCTTGTTAAAATTACTGGCACAGAATCGGACACTTCACTGCAAGCCGTTGCCGAAGGCAAGACTGTGATTGTAAAAGCAAACTTTAAAGGACCAATCGCTGAATTTATCGGCACATTCGGTATGCCTAATTTAGGGAAATTGCAAACAATACTTAATATTCCTGAATACAGTGAAAATGCCAACATCACAGTTTATACCAAAGATAAAAATGGCGAAATTGTGCCGGCAGGAATTCATTTTGACAACAAGGATTCAGACTTTAAAAACGACTATCGTTTTATGGGCAGTGAACTTTTTTCAGATGAAGAAAAAATGACTGTAAAAATGAAACCTGTTCCTTGGGCTATTGACATTACGCCAAGTGCCGCTGCTATTCAGCGTCTTAAATTTCAAGCTGGTGCTAACAGCGAAGAAAATAACTTTATTGCCAAAACTGAAAACGGAAATTTAAATTTTTATTTTGGAGATCATAGTAGCCACGCTGGTAACTTTGTTTTTCACCCAGGGGTTAACGGAACGTTAACTAGAGCATGGGCTTGGCCTGTGGCGCCAGTGATCAGCATTTTATCATTGCCAGGCGATAAGACTTTTAAAATCAGTAATGAAGGCGTTGCAATGATCACTGTGGACAGTGGAATTGCAGACTATAACTATATGCTACCTGCCCAATCTAAATGATTACCGGCATAGTTCCAGGTAAGCACTTACGTGCTTCCTCTGTAGGGAACAACTATTACAATTATTCTAGTCAACCTTTGGCCGGAATGCTTCGATATCATAGCGGTGGCAGAATCGAAGTATTCGACGGTAACAGTTGGCAAACTGTAAGTGCAAGTTGTAATGTCGAATTAACTCCCGAAGGACAATCTGCCATTGATTGGGCTATTAAAAAACAAAAAGAAGAAACAGAGCTAGAAGTTTTATTAGACAAACATCCGGGGCTTAAACAAGCAAAGGAACAGTTTGATATCATGTTAGCTCTTGTTAGAGAACACAATGACCGAAAAGACTGAACAAGATAACTTAACTGCTAAACAAAATGACTATGCTGTATTTTTGCCGGCATTGAGCAGTTTTTATGCCACTTATGTAGGAAAACAAAGACACGATCCTAATTTTGTAGATCAAAACAGAATTCCTCAAAAGTTTAATAATGGAATAGAAGGTCTTAATTGGCTCAATGATCAGAAAGGTTATTTTCACTATAAGTGGGCATTGTATAGTGCAGGACACGCTAACCTGGATGTAAACAAGTTTGATCCAAAAGAGGACATGATTCGCAACAGAGATCCCAACACATTTGTATTAGGAGACAGCGGTGGTTTCCAAATTGGTAAAGGTGTATGGGAAGGCGATTGGAAAGATCCCAATTGTCCTAAAGCACAAAAGAAACGCGAACAGGTTCTTGCGTGGATGGATGCTTACATGGATCGGGGCATGATCTTAGATATTCCAGCTTGGGTAGCTCGTAGTCCAGCTGGTCAAAAAGCTACAGGTATTAGCACTTATCAAGAAGCAGTGGATGCAACTTATATTAATAACGATTACTTTATGAAGAATCGTACAGGTCGATGTAAGTTCTTAAATGTTTTACAGGGCGAAAATCATACAGAAGCCGATGACTGGTATGAGCGTATGAAAAAGTTTTGCGATCCCAAACAATATAGTCAACATTTTAACGGGTGGGCTATGGGAGGGCAAAATATGTGCGATGTTCATTTGTTACTTCGCAGACTAGTTGCTTTACGCTTTGACGGTTTATTAGAGCCCGGAGTTCATGATTGGATGCACTTCTTGGGTACTAGTAAATTAGAATGGGCTACTTTATTAACTGACGTTCAACGTGCAGTAAGAAAATATCACAACGAAAACTTTACAATCAGTTTTGATTGTGCAAGTCCGTTCTTAGCTACTGCTAATGGTCAAATATACTATGATGTTGTCACCCCGGATCGTGCTAAATGGTCCTATCAAATGCAACCCAGTATAGACAATAAAAAATATTCTACAGATACACGTACCTTTAGAGATGCAGTGTTACAAGATAAAATATTTGATACATTCCTAGAAAGCCCAATAAGCGAGCGTCTGCTAATCAATGATGTTTGTCATTACAAGCCCGGCGACCTTAATAAGATTGGTAAAGAAGGCAAAACTAGTTGGGATAGTTTTAGCTATACTCTGCAAATGGGACATAATGTGTGGACACACATTCATGCAGTCCAGGAAGCCAATAGGCAATACGATTCTGGAAAATATCCTGCTATGCTTATTTCATCTAGTGCCGATAAAAAAGTTATGCGTATGTATGACCGTAACTTTTTCAGAGATATTGTAAATGATATCTTTGCTACCAGCGACAGAGGACAAGCTGAAGAACTCATTGAACACTATAATAAATATTGGATGAGCATTGTCGGTACACGCGGCGCCACTGGCAAGAAAACTGTGAACTCAGGTACTATGTTTAATGCATTATTTGAAGTAGAAGAAGATAATGATGTGTCTCAACCAGAAGTAGACGATAATGGTTTAGATCTTTCTAAGTTAGATATATTAGAAGAGATCAAATAAAAAGTTAAATCAAATCACTAGAAAACAAATTGATAATACTGTATAATTTATAAATTGTACAAGGATTTTAGCTATGTACCAAAACAAAATTAGAGAGTTAGAAAATACATATCGAAATTTAGGTGATCAAATTTTTAATTTAGAAAAATCCGGTGTTGCTGATGCTGAACAAATTAAAAAATTAAACAATCTAAAAATCGATACATTGAACGAACTTCGATCTTTACGAAAATTGCAATGGGACTACGATCACGAATATGTCAAATTTGACGATGATCGATAATTGTAAAAATTACAAGGACTAAAGTGAAAAGTTTAGTTATAGGCATGGGAATCGGTCAACTGTACAAATCAGTATTGACTGAACTAGGACATGAGGTTGTTACAGTAGATTATAACCCAGCGGTTGGTGCAGATTTTCGAGATTATGGAATTGCATTTGCCGCACACGATCATTTTGATACTGTCCATGTCTGTACTCCAAATTATACGCATTTGAATATTGCAAGGCATGCAGCCATACATCGAGCTGGCATTGTGTTTGTGGAAAAGCCCGGGGTAGGCGATCCTGAACTATGGCGAACTATGGTCAAAGACTTTGCAGGATCTACTCGCTTCATGATGGTTAGGAATAATCAATGGCGTAGTAATATCGAAGAAATGAAGCAACGATATAGCCTTGCCCAAGAAGTTAAGATTAAATGGATTAATAAAAATCGTGTGCCGAGTCCAGGTGGTTGGTTTACTACCAAAGAGTTAGCATTCGGAGGCGTAAGTAGAGATTTACTGCCCCACTTGTTAAGTTTGTTTATGGTATTAGAGCCTGATTATAAAACTACTAACTGGCTATTTAGAAAAACATGGCAACGTTGGTCTCTTAAAGATCTGTCAGACACCGGCTACGGAACAATTAAGTCAGATGGAATTTATGATGTAGATGATAAAGTCGAATTCGACGGAATAATTAAAAGTAAAAAACTTTTTATAACAGCAGATTGGCGCAGTAATACTGAAGACGATATTGCAATTTATTTTGATGATTATAGAATTCCATTGGGATTGTGCCCCGAGGAAGCGTATAAGAATATGATTCAAGAAGCTATATCAAATAAAGATAATAATACATTTTGGTTAGATCAATTAAATCACGACCTTTGGATTCATCAAAAAATTAACCTATGAATAGAATTTTAGTAACCAATGGTAAAGGCTTTTTCGAAACTGTTTATCATTGCAAAGACCCCGATGACGACGAGATCCAAGTTAATACAGTAATGACTGGTGTATGTCGCAGTGACATTGACATGATGTTAGGTAAGTTTGGCCCTTTGCCTTTGCATATGCAAGGACACGAAGGGCTGGGCCAAGTAACTAAAGTAGGAAAAAATGTCTTAGACGTTGTTCCTGGAGATTATGTTGCAACACGTGGAGAACCTGCTTACGCTGATACATATAATGTAAAAGCAAAAGAGTATGTTAAGGTACCAGAAGCACATCCAAGATATATCTTAGAACCAGTGGCCTGTGGTATTAATGTAGTTTGCCAACCATTGCGAGAAATTGCAGAGCGAAGCGGGCCAGGGAAAAGATTATTGATTCTCGGTAGTGGATTTCTTGCCTGGGTCGCTTATCATACTATTCTGTTAAATCATTTGGATTTCGAAATAACAGTAATCGGAAACAGCAACAAAAATATTTGGGGTGATACATTGTCTGATGTATATCATGGAAAATTCGATGTAGTCATTGACCTAAGCCCGCATCAGGATGTGTTTACAGAAGATATCCTAAACAACGAATCTTTGATAGTCATGGGCACACAAAAACAAATTACTACTGATTTTGCCAATCTACTTTGGAAGGCATGTTCGATTACATTCCCTAGTCCCAGAACAAAATCTTTCTATAAAGCTATGCAAGACGCCGCATACTGGGTAGAAAACGGTAACATCAATATTGACATGTTTTGGACAAAAAGCTATTATAGAGATACTGCTTGGCAGCAGGCATTTAATGACGGACACTTACGCCCCGCTGGATATAGCAGGGGATATATTTATTGGAACAAAGATGGCAATTGATACACAAGGCCGGCAACAAGTAGATTATTTCATTGGAACAGAAGTAGAAAATACTATAATGAAAGGGGAACTTACTCTTTTTGTAGTAGGCATTAAACCTGTCAGTGAAATTATCGATATTATCGAAGAGCAAAATAGTTTCTTAGATAAAAATAAACACATTCGACACATTTATCTTGGCACAAGCCAAAGTTTTCACCCTCAAAATCCCTATGACTGGAAATCATGGAATGATATGATTACTCCTCTTTTAGTAAAAGGGCTATGGGTTACATTAGATTTTGGTGTTGAATACGCTGACGAAATTCACGAAGAAGGATGGTGCGAGTACAATACGTTTATTCCTATGATCAGTGTAAAGATTCCGTATATTCGTCTATATAACTATCATACAACTTTAAAAATTGACGATAAAACTTGGGGAGATACCAATCCAGGTGTTTGGTGCCATCCTCTTAATCAATTATTATCACGGGATGTCTACACTGATTGGAAAGATTATGTAGGGGACACTCCCGTTTTTCCAGGAGATAAAAATGATTAATCAAGAACAAAGAGAAACCCTAGAACGAATTAAACAACACGCCGAAAAGAAAATCTGGGTTACTTTCACAAAAGAAGGTATGCATAGATATCCCGCGGCGGCAACTGATCCGTTGCTTGCCACCGGCGACGAATATGATGTTAGCTTTTTGGCCAACCCGCATCGTCATATCTTTCATTTTCAAGTTTGGATTGAAGTTTTTCACGACGATCGAGACATTGAATTTATTCAATTCAAACGATGGCTTGAAAACTTGTATCGTGATCGGACCCTCGAACTTGACTTCAAAAGCTGTGAAATGATTGCAGATGATCTATACTTGAAGATTGCTGGCCGATATCCGAATCGCAGTGTATGGATTGAAGTCTCAGAAGATGGTGAGAATGGGACCTTTATTAAATATGACACTCACCGCCCCATTCAAAATATTAAAATTTAAGGAAATTTAAAATGGCACAGCCTAAATATATTGAGAAATATCTGCGTATGAAACCAGAAGTGGATAGAATTTTTGACGATCTAGACGGGTACAAAGACTATTGCAGGTTTAATATGTTGAAATTTGATGAGAAAGATTTGTATAAAACCGAACAATATCGTAAGTTCGAAAAACATCGCAATTGGCAGAATAAACAATTCGATAAACAACACGCCGACGCTCGTCTATAATGGCAAAAATATTTTTAGTAGATTTAGAGCCGGTTGAAACTAGGTATACCGCTCAATGGAAAGAGCATATACCTAGTATGTTAAAAAAGGCAGGACACAATGTTCAAGTTATTTCTGGCCCTGAAGATATTCCTAATGCCACTACTCCTGGTGCTTTCCTTAATTTTGGTGGTACCAACATATATAAGTCAGCACAAGTGGAGCAGATGGGCCGTTTATTTTGTAACGGAACCGTTTGTCCCGGCGATCACTTTTTGTTTACTGATGCTTGGCACCCGGGTATTATAAACTTAAAGTACATGAGTGAATTACTGAATATCCCAGTAGTTACACACGGCTTATGGCATGCCGGCAGTTATGATCCGCAGGACTTCTTGGGACGCTTGGTTGGTAACAAACCATGGGTCAGACACGCTGAGAAAAGTTTCTTTCATGCGTTTGATCACAACTATTTTGCCACAGATTTTCATATTAAAATGTTCTGGAAGAATCTTTTAAATGATTATCCTGCCGAGAACCCGTGGCTAGGCGAAGATCTAGTAGAAATATTGGACGGTGAGTGGCCTAAGTTTGTACGCACAGGTTGGCCCATGGAGTATATGGAAGATACACTTACCCCGTACAAAGGTATGCCTAAAAAAGATCTCATTGTATTCCCGCATCGCATTGCGCCAGAAAAACAAGTTGATATTTTTAGAGATTTAGCCAAGCAATTACCAGAGTATGAATTTGTTGTTTGTCAAGATCAAGCATTATCTAAAAACGAATATCATATGTTATTAGCACAAGCAAAGATTGTGTTCAGTGCCAGCCTTCAAGAAACATTGGGCATAGGATGTTATGAAGGTACACTAGTGGATGCTATTCCTATGGTTCCCGACAGGTTAAGTTACAGCGAGATGTACAAAGAAGGATTTAAGTATCCAAGTCATTGGACAGAGTCGTGGGATCATTATGTTACTAACAGAGAACATCTTGTACATCATATTCGTGTCACAATGTCACATTATAAAAAACGATTGCCACAATTAAAAGTTTTATCAAAACAATTA